CGCTCCTTGTTAAATCCCTGATCTTCCTTGCGAACGAAGACCCGGTAAGAAGCGAAGAAAACTTCGTCGGCCCATTCCTGCCACATTGCTGACGCAGCGTCATGCAACGCAGGCTGATAGCGGTCGAACGAATCCTGATCAGGGCTTTCAAATCGCTTCACCTGAGCATGTGCCAGCAGCACAATTGCCATGCTGCGATGACTGCGAAGATGTTCCAGGGCAATCATCACGCGGTCCCAGTATCGGAGAGCCTGTTTGTATCCGGCTCCATAGCCGATGTCGGCAATTGAATCCTTGCCAGCAGCCTTTGCCACCTCGTGATGAATCAGCGATTCCAGCCAGTCCATTGAGTCGATAACGCAGGTGAAAAAATCGTGCTTCTGTGTTCCAAGGAACACCAATGCGTCCATGACCTCTTCGAACGTCGTCAGGTGCTGCGTTCGCTGGCAGTCGATGTTGTTTAGACCGTCCTCAAGATTCAGGATGCAAGCACCCGGAGCACTTGCCGCCCATGTGCTTTTCCCTATGCCGTGCGTGCCGTACAGCATGCACTTCCGAGGGGCCTTAACCTTGCCGCTGATAATCTTCATCTCTCTTCTCTCCGTTTCAAATGACACTCAGAACACAACACTCTCAACCCATTCGATTCGCAAAACAGCCGATCGGCGAACACGCTCAGATCGGTAAATGATTTCAGTGAGCCACATGGCTCGATGTGATCGACTTCAACGTCTTTGCGTGCGAACCATCCTTCGCATCGCTCGCATTGGAATTCCCACTTCAGCCGCTTGTTGTCGCTCTCGCTTTTTCGCTTGGCTTCATTCAACGCATGACGAACCAACGGAGGCCATCGACGTGACAACTGACGAAGACCTGAGCGAATGAATCCCCAGAACGCGGCCTCAGTCCATTCGCCACCGGCGCGAGTTCTGGGAACTCTGTCTGTCTTTGCTTTTCGGCTCATCGCCGTTCCCCCGGCAATGGCTGACCGATTCCAACAGTCGGAACGATCGGCGGACGATCGGGTTTAATCAGCGGCCCTTCGACATCGACAATCCGCTGAATCTCGGCGCGATGAATCATGATTGACTTGTGAGCGTCAAAGCCGATCCGGGCTTTGTCTGCTCTGATCTCAATCACCATGATTTTGATTTTTTGAGGCACTGCACACGCCGGAACAGTGATCTCAATAACTTCGTCAACCTTGCGGGACAGAATCAGCATGCCCATGGGGCACCTCCGTGAGGCATAGAGAAAAAACAGAGGCCGCTCTATCCGTGAGCATTTAACCAGGCTTTCACACCCGGACCTCAAGACCACCGAGCCGTGAGCGAATCGACTCAATCCGCCACCTGAACGGATCGCCCAGAAGCCTCGATGCTTCCTTCGCCTGGACGGTGGATCGGTCTGCTTTAGACCAAAGCAATTTGCTCAGTTGCTGAGTGCCGCACAGCCTGCCGAGCGCAGCCGGGGGTTAACGCAATTTGAAACCTGCGCCCCGGAGAGGTTTGCTCTCAATAAGTCGGCGGATATGTTTTGTGAACACGCCGTGAGCCCTGTCGAATTTGCTTCCGTTCGGCTGTGACCTCGAAGGAACAGCAAACAATGCAGGCAGATGACAGTCCAATGAGTGCGGTGATAGCTATTGCCGCCAGTTCTAAAAACGCTTCAGTCATGCTCGCTCCTTCGCCGTGTAGGTTGTCACTGTCTTGCCACTCACATCGCACTGTCGCTCGCCGGCTTCAATCGCCAGCCCATCGCGAACCATCTTGCTGATCCGTTTGCGGTAAGTGTCCGCCTCGTGATCAGGATTCAGCCTCTCACATTCGCTGCCAGCTTCTCGGGCTGTTAGTGGAGACTTTGCTTTTCGCAGGACTGCCAGCATTCGGCCTTCGCAGGTGCTGATATGTGGCTCCGTCTCCGCTGCTGATTGCTGGCTGGTGATTGGGTCGGACTTGCGGGAGAGTTTTGCGGGCGGGTCAAAGAGGGTCTTTTGGATCATGGGGCGACCTCCTCAAGCTCGTCTTCCATCTCGAACAATCGAGGTGAAGCAACTGCCACAACTTCTTCCGTCGCCTCAAGATTCAATGCCGCCTGATTGAAATAGCTTGGCTTCAATTCGGCACCAATTGCCATTCTGCCATTGATTGCTGCCCCGTACACCTCAGACCCTACGCCCATAAATGGAGTCAGGACGATTTCACCCGGATTCGACCACATCACCACCGCTCGTTCAATTACATCCAACTGCAACGGGTGAACGTGTTTTTCGTCTTCTCCGTCTTTTGCTTCACGAAACTTCAACACGCGATCGATTCGAATGTCCATCCAAACGGATGACGCATACTGTCGCCAAATGTACTGAGAGTAAGCGTTCTTTTTTTGGTCGCCTACATAGCCTCGGTACTTGCTGAGTTCCGCTGGTGGCTGGTTTTCCCCGGCGTAAGACATCAGCCCTTCATCATGGTTGACGGAGATTGCGTTCTCTCCCTTCTTGCGAAACATCAGTAGGTAGTCAGCGTTCGCAATTGAGCAGCGAGTTGAATCTTCGCACAAGGTTTTGTGATGCAGGCTTTTCATCATCGTGCGGTTTCGAACCATTAGCGGTTCTTTCCAGATCACACGACGGCCCGCATAACTGAAGCCTCGTAGTTCATGCTCTGCGATGATTCGCCCCGGCAGATCAAACATTGCATCACACCCCGAGTTACTCAGCGGAATGTCCATGCAATGCACTGCTGAAATTCGTCCCGGCTTTGTCAGCCTTGCAATCTGATCAATGCAGAATCCGTAGTGATCGAAGAACTCATTCGGGTCGAGACAGTTGCTCATGTCGCGATCGTCCGACGAATACTGATACAGGCCCGCGAACGGGGGCGAATAGACCGTTAGGTGAACTGACTCGTCAGGCAGTTTTGCCATGACTTCAATGCAATCACCGTTGTAAATCGCATACCGATCATTGACTACTGAATCTATTACAGCCATTGTGGAGCCTCAACTTCCTTCGTGTAGTTATTCACTCTTTCAACACGCACCGCGGAGTTCATTTCGCGTACCAATGCCTCAAACATTGCGTCCGCTCGCTTCGCTTTTGCTCGCATGTTTCCAAGTACTCGGATTTCGCCTTCCGTTGCGACCACATCAACGGTCACATTTTTCTTTTGGCCGAACCGATAGCACCGCCGAATACTTTGGTAATACTGCTCATAAGAATGCGACGGGAAGCTCACTACGTGATTGCAGTGCTGCCAGTTCAGCCCCCAAGCGCCGATCTTAGGTTTAATCACAAGCTTCTTTATTTGACCACTGGCAAACGCTTCATAGATCTCACATTTACGGTCGTCTGAATCGCGGCCCGATATCTGAACAGCTCCAGGAATGACCTTTTCCAGCATGTCGCCTTCGTCATCTAAATGGCACCACACGACAGCCGCGCGGTTGTGATTCACAAGATCCGCGACAAACCCGCAACGCTGATCAAGAGTGCGTCGTCGTTCTTCCCGCTCTTCGCCCATGCCGAACGCTGGCATGTTGAACAGATGCCCCTTCGGTGGTTTGTCAGGCTTAATGACGTGATCTGTTTCGGTAAGCTTAGGCAGCTTGTACTTTGCATCGCTGAACCCAAGGTCTGACGGCTTCTTACATGCCCTCGCCCACGATGCGACCCACTTCCAAAAGTGAGTGACAGCATGATGCTTCAGACGCCACTGGCCGATTGTTTGAGCAACGCGGTAGGCCAGTTTTTGGTAGTAGCTTGGATCGGCTTCAATCAGCCGCTCAGCCTGTTCTTGATTACGGATCTCAGTCTTCTGCCCTTTGTCGTCCAGCATTTTGAAGAAACGTCGCAGCATGTCGCTGTGAGATAGTTCTCCAAGGGCTTCCGATGATGTCCCGAGTTCAACGTAATCATTCGGGGCGGCTGTTGCGGTGCAAAGCAGGCGATAGTTCATTTTTGACATGAACCGCGTTATTCGCTTCCGCCGTGCTCCTGTCACTGACTTCAGAATTGAGCTTTCATCACAGACTACTCCCGCGAATTGAGATTCATCGAAGTGCTGCAGTCGCTCATAGTTCGTGACGACGATCCCGCCGTTATGCTGACCGTCTTTTGATTGACGTGCCTCGATACCAAACTTTTCCGCTTCTTTGCATGTCTGGCCAGCAACTGCCAGAGGCGTGCAAATCAAGACCGGTCGGTTCGTGTGACGATATACGTTTTCTGCCCATGCAAGCTGCATAAGCGTCTTGCCTAGGCCGCAATCAGCAAAGATCGCCGCGCGTCCCATTTGGACGGACCATTCGATTAGCGATTGCTGGAAATCGAATGCGGTCGGCGGCATGAATAGCGGAGTGAAACCGCTGCCAGTTCCGGCCTGAGCTTTTTTCCGAATGAAGTGGCTGTAGTCGGTGGCTGTGCTCACTTGACACCTCCGATCCCGAGGGCGATGTGCTGGGCGGTTGTGGTGTCTGGCTTTTGTTCGCGAAGGTCTAGCAACATGTCTGCAACCAAGTAGGCATCGTGCGCGGAGTTGTGGCAACCGTTTCCGCCAGCAAGCAGCCCCTGTATTGCCTGACCTGCAAACCAGTCTCTTAGCGTCATCCCCGGCGTGCAGTAGCCTCCGGGAGTCATGGCGGGAAATGCTGTTTCAGTATTTGGTTCTTCGGCCATTTTGAAACTCCATAAAAAAACCCGCAGCCAAACAGGTACGAGCTGTCTGACGCGGGTTTCTATCACTGCCGGTTTCCCGGTGGATTTCATTTCTCTTAGTCCTCGTACGACTGAGAGAAGATCTTTGCGATTTGTATCGGAACTGTCAATAGATAATCTTTAGGATTATTTTTAGCCTCAACTTCCGCCGCCTTGATCCCGCTGCACAGGGGCTGATTAGCGGCACAGCAGAGCGGCTTGCGGCTGGCTAGTGCGCACCACCGCTCTGTCCAGTCCTTATGTGACTTTCGGATTCTGCTCTGTTCTGTGGCTCACGTTCCATTGACCGGAAACCTCTGGACTGGCCGGGTTGATAGCTTAATCAGTGCCCGGAATTGGTCGGTTTCAGCAGTGTGTAGTGATTTGCGTTGGCGAAACGCTCCAGTAACCACGAACATTCACATTTTTTGCACTCACCAAACGCCGACAGCCAGAGCATTTCTGCCCTGGCTGTCATTGTGGATTGTGCGACTACGAATCGCGGTGCCTGAGTGTACGGGACAGGCGGCCCAGATTCAATGATTCATTCCGATTCGTAGTCGCCAGTCGGTTTCCACGCCGAACAGCGTCCGCATCATACCAGCGATCGCAAGACCTCAAAGCACTTCGCGGAAATTGTTTGACTGCTGGATAAACGAAGCGACGATGGCAGGTAGCTCGCCATCGTCTCCCAGTGCTTCGCTGCTGACCTTCGCTTTTTATCCGCTGCTGGTCAGCATTGTGGTTTCAGTGTTCACTAAGCCTTCGCAACGCCTGACACTTTGATGTCGAGAGTGATCACCGCGGCAGTCGTCGCAAATCCCAAAAACGTGGCGAAGTCTCCGGTGACTAAGTCAGACTCAAGACACACGCCGCCAGCTGTTGTCGAGGCGTAATAGGCCGTTCCGACAGTGACCGTGGCCCCGATCGTTATTGGCCCGGAAGTCTGGTAGGTGACGGGCTGCCCCGTTGATGCGGCATTGAGTGCGACTCCGACAACCGCCGCAGATGCGAGAACGTCAGCATCGGCGGGGAAAATGGTTATCGCTGTTGCGTCGAGGTAGACCGGTTGCCCTTGCGTGATTGCTGCGCCTGCGGTGCCGCTTTTCGTTTTGGATCCCGTTCCGGGTGCTACGCTTGCTGCGGTGATTGTCAGGACTGCCATTTGTTTGTTCCTTTAGGTTTAGGGCCAGATTGGATTTGCTTGCCACGCTGCGACATCAGCAGCCTTTGTCTCTACATACTGTTCTGTATTCTCGTGCGTGATCATTCTCACCGGCTCATTGGGATTGGTGACGTAGCCGACCTGCCATCTGCGTCGCGTGACTTGATGGGATCGCCATCCGTCCTCGTCGAGGTGGTATTGCCTGCCATCGTCCGCGAAAGGATACGGGCCGATCTCTTTCGCTAGTGCGGGTCTAATTGCGAAGCAGCCGCCAGCGAGATTCATGTAACCGGTTGCGTCGCGAAACTGGATATCTCGAACCTGCCGCACTGGTGAGTTCATTGCGTTTGACATCAGCGCCCGGCCTTCTTCGGTTCCGCTGTAGTCGACTCCACACGCTCCGAGTTTTGGAATGCGATCAAAGGCACACGCGATGAAGTGCTGCCAGTTTTCCCCTGGCAGAATGTCGTCGTCGATCGTTACGTAGATGTCATGCTTCGCGGGATCGAGCAATTCAGCCAGAGCCTTGTTCAAGGCGTGACACTTTGAAGGTGTGCCGTCCAGAATGTGGAACTCTGTTGGGTACGTGAAAGACATCTGCAGTTCGTCAATTGTCGCCTGAGCCACTGCCAGTCGATGCGTTGGGACCACCACAAGAAATCGCGGACCTGCTGGAGATGTTGGTGCGTGCCGTTTGTTTTGCTGTAGTACATGGTTGAGCAGTGCTGAATTGCGATGCTCGGTGTAATTCCCTGACGCCGTCCCAGAGTCCGCAATTGCTCGCAGGATTGCTCTCAGGTTGATTGGAATCCGCTTTGCATCAATGCCACCTTGCTTAACTCTGCGATATCTCGGCAGCGTCGATGATGCGGCATCACCATGACGAACCCAGATCCAGCCGACCGCGTTGGAGACAACCTTCGTCTGCCATCGCTTGTGGTATCCCCAGTGTTGTTCCTGGTGCGGATCTTTGTCGTGATCGGTTACCAGCGTTACAAACTGAATTCCGGGATGATGCAAGAGGTAGCATGTTTCTCGCCAGAAGACGTATCCGTTCGGC